GAGGCCGAACGGCACGAGGAGGAATTGTCGCCAAATGAGTTGGATGACAAATTTGTTGCATTTGCCGAGATGGTTTATGTCAATTACGACCGTGCATTTAAGTGCCGTGCGGATAATGCCGAGCCGGTATTGATACGTGGGCTTAAAAATGCAGCATTACGTAATAGGTTACATTGTAACGTTGTGCCAGCGTTAAAACGTGAAATTAACACACGAATCGACCTTGTGTTGCGTTTAATGGGCTTGGGTAGGTTTTTTGTTATGCGTAAATGCAAAACCGTTATAAACGCATTATCACAAGCAGTTTGGGACGATAACGATAAAAGACTTGATGATGGCACGAGTGATATTGACACGCTTGATGCGTTGGAATATTCCATCGAAGAATATATGAAGGAGTTGATAGATAATGATTAACGATTTGCTTAAAGGTGCAATACCACAATCTGTCCACACTGAGGAGTGGTTGTCGTGGTATCGTGGCGAGGTGTTTGGATTTCATAATTATCGTGTGTATAATGGGACGAATTATTTGGAGATGCGACGCAAAACGTTGCAAATGGCAAAAAAGATATGCGAGGATTGGGCTAACGTATTATTTAATGAGCGTTGCACGATTACTGTTGATAACAACGAGGTATTGCAAGAGGTGTTAAATAACACGAACTTTTGGGTTAAGGCAAATGAGGCGGTTGAGAAATCATTCGCACTCGGGTATGGTGCGTTGGTGGTAAACGTGGTTGGGTTACGTGTCGGTGAGGTAACAGGTCGTGTTGACAAGTCGAGTGCTAAGGTCGAGGTTGATTTCGTTAATAAAATGAAATGTTATCCGCTTACCGTGCATAACAAGCAGGTTATTGAGTGTGGGTTTGTCGCACGTAATAGTGATGGCACGAACGTGTCGATACATCGTATAAATGCACGTGGCAATTATGTAATACACAATTATGTGCTTGATACGAGTGAACGTGTTATCGAGCAGTATGAATTTGATACATTATCACCTTTACCGTGGTTTCAAATTATCCGCCCGAACATATCAAGCAATATATTATCGGTCGGGATGGATGAGGAAATCGGTATAAGCATATTTGCCAATTCGATTGACACGTTAAAAGCCATCGATAACAAATACGACGGGTTTGATTTGGAGTATGTGTTAGGGCGTAAGCGTATGTTTATCTCATCAGAGGCATGGACGGTTAATAAGGTCGATGGTGAGATGATACGTACGTTTGATCCGTATGATGTGCTATTTTACCATTTACCAGATAATGATGACGGAAAGCCGTTAGTAACTAATAAGTCGGACGATTTACGATATGACGCTTATATCAAAGGTATTAACGCTGAATTATCATATCTCGCTAGCAAGTGCGGTATGGGTGAAAATTATTATAAATTTGACGGGTCGGCTATTGCAACCGCAACGCAGGTTATAAGTGAAAACTCGACGTTATATCGCTCGATCAAAAAGCACGAATTATTACTCGAAGGTGTATTACGTGGGATTATTAAAGCCGTTATTTATGCAAGCAACACGTTTACGGACAACCCGATCGGCGACGATGCAGTAGTTATCAAATTTGACGATAGTATTATCGAGGATAAAGAGACCGAGATGCAACGTGACCGTTTGGATGTTGCGTCGGGTATTATGAGTAAGGTTGAGTATCGTATGAAGTGGTATGGTGAGGACGAGGAAACAGCAAGCGGTAAAGTTGATGAGTTATACGATAGATTAAATCGTTATATGCCGGCATTAAGCAATGGTGCAATTACGCCTGAGATATTTGTTGAGCAGGTTTATGGTGAGGGACATCAAGACGTGGTTGATTATATTAAAGAGTTTTTGGCTAGTGGGAAGCAGTTGGATGTTGAAGCGATTTATTCTGGCAATAATTAGTATATTATTTATATTTGGATTATGTGCGTGTGTGCGTGATACGGGTGAGCCAGTAACCGAGCCATATTACGTATATCAGCGTGAGTTGGTTTGGGGGCATGGTGAGGAGGACACATATTATCTCGTTGTGTATAACCTGGATGATGTCGAGGGGCTGGCACGTACTGATTGGGTGTTTTATAAGTGGCAGGTTGATAAAAATACATTTGATAATGTGGAATTAGGTGACTGCTTATGGATAACAAGAAAATAGACGCAATTAGCGAAACCATGCGTGAGTTATTTGAAGCAACGCAAAATACCACGTTAATTGATGCACACACACGGTTATTAAAAGGCGTTGATAAAATTGATTGGCGTGAGCAACAATTAGCGGCGATGGGTGCGTATAAACGTAAACTCAAAGACAATTTAAAAGTCGTTGAGGAAGATATCAATCATGCGATCGAACGCATACCGGATATAAATACCGATAAATTAAAAGATATAAATAAGCGTGGCATACATGGTTTAACGGTTGCTATGGGTGATTATATGCAACGGTCGATACAGCGTATTTATCGGTTGAGTAAGACACAGCCATTGTATGACACTATTTTAAAGCAAACTCAAATTGGCATTGATAAAGCCGGACCGAAGATATACGCGAATGGACGCAAGGTCGGTTATAAAGAGTATATGGAAATGGCTACTCGTACGACCGTGCAAAACGAAATAGGTGAGCAGACGCTTGACAGCGGACGTGATGCAAAGGTTATATTTTACACGACCACCGTATATGCCGATAGTGCTGACGACCATGCACCATTACAAGGCAAGGTGTATTATGATGACCGTTGGGAGTCGTTCGGGTATAAGGACGATACTGCCGATAGCATTAAGCAATTGATCCGTAGCAAAAAAATGATGTCGATTCAAGAGGCACGTGGTAAGCCGTATTGGTTAAGCACTCGTCCTAATTGTCGGCATAATTTTGTGGCAATAACGATTGAGCAAGCAGGGTTAGAAAACCCCGCTAAATCACTTGGGATCGTGCGGGGGTCATATAAGTCGGACAATTACGATAAAACGCAAGAGCAACGAAAAAACGAGCGCAATATAAGGTTTTACAAGGCACGATTAGAGCAAAACGAACGGTTATATGCGGTTGCACCAAGTGAACAGTTGCAACGGCTAATCACTCAAGACCGTGCTAATGTCAGACATTGGCAAGGTGTACAACGGGAATTGATAAATAAGAATCCGGATATATTGGAACGAGATTATAGGCGAGAAACTCGTAATGTGATATTACAGGATTTGGGTGTTAAGTATAATCTAACTTAATGTTTACATAACAACGCAAATATGTTATAATAAATTGATGGTAACTTGCCACCTTTAAGCAAGGCAAAAAAAATTAGGAGGAAAAAACTTAATGGATGAAAACAACAATGTGGTAAATCCAACCACAACACCGCAAATATGTTATAATAAATTGATGGTAACTTGCCACCTTTAAGCAAGGCAAAAAAAATTAGGAGGAAAAAACTTAATGGATGAAAACAACAATGTGGTAAATCCAACCACACCAACACCGACACCGGCAACTCCGCCTGTTGACAAGACGTTCACACAAAAAGATGTGGATGAAATTGTAATCACGAGATTATCAAAAGAACGTGCTAAGATTTACAAACAACTTGGCATTGAGGATGAAAGTAAAATCGAGGATTACAAGACACGTGTATCAGGTTATGATACGTTAAAGCAAGAACATGAAGCGTTAAAAATTGAGGTTGCTAAAAGTAGAAAAGTTAATGCGTTACAGGGACTAAATGCGGATGATGATTTTACGGATTATTTGCTGGGAAAAATTCAAGGTGATGGTGATGAGTTTATTGCCAATGCTAAAAAGTTTTTAGAAACAAACCCTAAATTCAAAAAAGATACATATCGTCAAGTAAACGCAAGCGTTGACGTAAACAATGGGAACGCATACCCGGAACTTGACAAAATGACAACCGAACAATATTTAGCGTGGAGGGCAAAAAATAAGTTATAGGAGGAAAAATAACAAATGCCAAACTCAATTTTAACACCAACAGTTATCGCCAATGAGGCGTTAGCAATTTTGAGAAACCAAACAGTATTCGCCGATTTGGTACATACTGATTATTCAAGCGAATTCACAAAGGTTGGCGATACGATTACCGTTCGCACACCTGCAACATTAACCGCTGCCGATTTTACAGGTAGTGCGTCAAGCCAAACACTGACTGAAGGGTCAGTTACCGTTAAACTAGATAAATTCAAGGATGTATCGGTTGATATTACATCTAAAGAAAGTTCATTGTCATTACGTGATTTTAGTAAGCAAGTAATTGAGCCTGCTATGGTTGCGTTAGCACAAGCAGTGGACGTTGATATTGCAAATCACATTTTTGGTGCAGCAGGAAATGCGGTTGCAATTGCATCGGCAACACCTACAACACTTGCTGATATTGCTAATGCAGCAAAAGCACTTGATATTGCAAAAGCACCTATTCCTGATCGCCATTTAGTATTATCACCAACACATAAATATCGTTATGCGTTAACGACTAATTTGAGTGCGGTTAATTATGCTGGCTCTAATGAAACATTACGTGATGCGTTATTAGGCAAGGTTTACACGCTTAATACATACATGGATCAAAACGTTCCTGCATCAACAGCAACAACAAGTGGTACAGCGGTTGGCACAATTACCGTTGCATCGTCAAGTGATGCCGGTGAGGTTGATTTGACTGTTGGTAGTGCTGCAACTGCAACATTTAAAATTGGCGATGGATTTGTTTATTTAGGCAAATTATATCGTTTCACTGAAAATGTTACATTAGTCGATAGTGCAAAAGCATCGATGAAAGTTTCACCTGCATTCCCTGCCGATATTACTGCGACACCATGTGCAATCGTTCGTGGGTCTAACTCGGTAGCGTTCCATCGCAACGGTGTTGCACTTGTTACTCGTCAATTAGATTTACCAATGGGTGCTGCACGTGCGGCTATTGCTAACGATGGCAAATTAGCAGTTCGTGTTGTATATGGTTATAGCCAAACAACAAAGACTGACACAATTTCATTCGACATTTTATACGGTATCGCAACATTACGTAGCACATTGCTTGTAAGATTAGCAGATGCATTTTAATGGTTGATTTTTAAGGGTGAGGGTATATTTTGCCCTTGCCCTTAATTTTATAATAGGAGGAAACAATGTATATTACACGAGATGATTATATGAATTTTAGCGGTATCGATTTGCAGATTGAATTGCGTGGTACGGCAACGGACAACCCATCACGAGCAGTCGAGATATTTATTGAGCGTGTTGAAGGGTGGGTGCTTGATTATTTAGCGTATAAGTACAATTTAACAACGGCACATGAGGAATTTGACGCAACGGTATTTGGCAATGCGGTGCTACACCAAATTGATTATATTAGACGTAATGGTGAGTTATCGATTGACACTGTGCCAGCGGGCAAGGTGCTAGCACCTAATGCTTATAATGTGCTTAAAGCGGGTGGTATGTGTAATAGTGTGCATCATAGGGTTGAGGATATATTATGGCAATAGATTTAAGACAAACACGTAACGAGAAATTAACACGGTGCAAATATTATGCACCGGAGTATGTTAATAATAATAAGTTAACGCAAAATGTTGAGTGCAGTGGTATATTTTACGCCAAGGACAGCGTACCATTTAGCAAGACGTCAATTGCCATGGGCAACGCGTTAATAACACAAATCACGGGTGAGATTAGCACTAATGATTACGTGCCATCGTTAAGTAATATGTGGTATGTGGATTATGGTGGCGAGTTATATATTGTTGAGAGTATTGTCGTTGATGATGCGAACAAAACGAAGCAGTTTTCTTCACGCCCGGCATCCGTGACGACGATTAGGTTGCGACGATGAGCGAACAGGCATTTTGGCAGTTAGCATATACCCAATTACTCAATATGTGTCCACGCGATACGCACAATATGGTTAACCACATAACGCTTGAGGATCGTGAGGACGTATGGGTGATTACGGTATCAGGACCAACGGCTAAATATGATTATGCAAAAGCGGTTAACTACGGGTTAAACGCACAGGCACAAGGGCGAACAATGTCGGTTAAAGAGCAGCGTAATTATATGTGGATCGAACGTGCGTTGGCTCAGGCGGCAGAGGTATTTGGTGAGGTGAGATATGAGATACAGTGAGTATTTACAAAGCATTTTAACGACCGTTACGGTAACAGATGAGTTAACGTATGTTCATAACGGTGATGGTGTTGCGGTAGTGGTTAAGTACCTTAATGGGACAAATTATCGTGATAGTGTTGTGCAACCTATACAATTACTTATATATACCGATGACGTTATGACGACAAAGGCGATATTTGATACGTTTACGAAGACGTATAACAACGTACCATATACGGATGATTTCACATACGTTAACCAATTATACTCGACGCCGATGGTTGTTAGCAATTTTGGGCAAATAGGTAATAATTATTCAAGCCAGTTGATCGTTAATGGCACGCTTATTATAAGCGAAAACATAAGCGATATTAAGCAAGTGCTAATTGATGGTTATATTGTGGAAACAACATCACGTATTATTACATACGTTGGCGTGGTTGATAATACACGCGTCAGTGGTGCGCACCTAAACACTAGCAATATACCACAAGCAAATTTACGATTTACGTTTACTATTTTGGGAAAAGCAACCCCGCTATGGACTAAAATTAGACGTATTAGAACGGGCTTGCTCGATATTAATACGTCGTTTACGCTTGTGCTAAATTATACCGATAATGATGAAAGTGAAAGTTATTTGGTAAAAATGGATAGTTTTGCAATTAACAGTGAAAACCAAGCATTACCATCCGCAACAATAACTTTTATTAAGTGATAATATGGCACAAGTTGATATTATTATTCACAAAGATACGGAAAAGCAAGCGGTTGCAGTTGAAAATCAACGAGCATTGATGGTTGAACCGGGCAAACCTAATTTACAAACGCAAGCCATAAATACGGCGTTGATTGACGCTGGGCGGTCGATTATTATGCAAGGTATGGCTCATTATGGCGATTTAACGGGCGATTATATGTCGCAAGCACGGGTTAATGAGGCGTTAGGGCTTGCAGGTGATGTGCTGATGATTGTAAAAGGTGGTGTGGTTGGTGCGATAGCGGTCGGTGCTAAATACGCTACACAAGCGATAAATAGTATGATACAGCAACGACAAAACAATATACGCATTGATTATATGCGTAAGCACACGGGTTATATTGAAGCAAAGGGGAGCAGATATGGTGATATTACTTAATGGTATAGCAATACCGTATAAAGACGGTATAACAATAACCGAACGATACAATGAAACGCTTGATGTCGGGCAGTTGATTATACCACAAGTTGCTGAGTTAGCGGTTGAGCCGATGGACGTCGTACAAATTGATAGCAAATATATGCTTGTGTCGAGTGTAACAAAGCGAGTTAGTAAATGGGTAGCACCTAAAGAGTACAATTACGAAATTGGGTTAATATCACCAACGATTAAATTACAACGAATTATATTGCCTAATCGATCAATTACACAGCGAGTAGGTGGAACGCCTAAATATTTAATCGATATTATAAATCAATACGTGCAAATGTATGCACCACAATTTAGCGTTGCACGGGCAATTGTCGATAAATGCGATGATGTGCTATGCCCTGAATTTCAATGGAATCGCCCGACATTATTCGAAGTGCTTAACGATTTATTGAGCGTGGTAAATTGTGTGGTAACCGTGCCAATATATACAACAATGGGAATTGGTGTTATATCGTGCCTTGATTTAGCAACACGTGGAAGTGCGATACCTGACACATACCTTAATAATTTAGAAGAAACACACACGATCGAGGAATATGCTTCGCACCTTGAAATAGAAGCGGAAAATGCCGTTGTAAAATATAAAAATACATCAACCATTGATTATGTAACGGCTAGGACAACGCAGGATGTATTTCTCAATACAAGCAATTTAGAAATTGTTGTTGATAAACCGATATATAAGGTGAATAAGGTATTGTTTAGGTATGTTTACGAAATATCGATGGGTACATGGGTTATTTTAGAGGCTGATATTTCTAATAGAATTGTTGAAAAGAGTGTTTATGATTTAATGGCATTATCAAATAGTACTGGTGATGTTGCTGGTGAATATAAACGGGATCGATTATATTATGTTGAGGGTAGTAATTTTATTGGTGGTTTGGGGTATAGTGAAAGCACTATTTTTGGAATATCATCAAATATTGCTATTGTTAATATATTACGTAATATAATCCCATACCCAACTAATGTTGACATCCCAACGAGTGGACCACATATATTTAATTTCGTGTATTACGTGGAATATACAACGATTGACAACGTTAAATTTAAGGCGGAAAAGCAAGTACCGTATAAATATGAGAGTACGCTAGTTGACAATCAAGACACGACTTACGTTGACACAAACGCGCTTGCAAATCGTGAACAGCAAAGAATTAACCGTATGGGCAATGCCGAGATAATTATTACTGGCAAATGTCCGTTATTAACAAACGTTCCAGCGTTGGCACAGACACGTGGAGTATATGTATTAACCGAACGAACGTATGTGCTATATAATAATTATGTGCAATTTAGTGGTAAATTAAGCAAATATTACGCTAGCAAATATATGTTTGCAGGTATTAACACAAAACGTCGTTATACGAGGTTGGCAAGTGAGAGCGAGGCGTTAATGAGTAATCATTTAACTAGAGTTGAATTGATATTATCGACGACGAATGCAACCGTTAATGCACCACTCGAAAATTATATGTTGCAATTTGGTAAAGCGAATAGTAGCATAAAGACAGCGGTATTTCAGGCGACACTCGGTTATATGTCGTATAGCCCATTGTTTGCGGTTGCAGGTGCGTCATATCGTGTGGGTAATAGCGTGGTATATACGTTTAAAATGCAAAACAACATAAGTGTTGGGCATAAAATTGTTTTAATTGGTACGACGCCAACGTTACAGGACGCAAAATATGTTGATGATTATGGTGAGTTTATCACGTGCGATATTGCATTATATAAGAGCATAAATAACATCGATATTTATAGCGATAATGATGATAAATTTGATGCTGGTGTTGTAAATACTAGAAATTATCCACAAATCACGCCATCGTTGCTTGATATAAATGAGCGTGTATATAGTCGTACGGGTTTATATCGCTATAAAGATAACCGAGAAATTACGGCTGAAACATTGCAATTTGTTGTAAATAGCAATGAAGATATTGTTGTTGGAGATTTGTTTTTTATGGAAAATCCTATGGTATATAGTGGAGTAACTGATAAGCAATTATATGTTGCTTGGAGCAATATCGGTGTATATACTTATGGTGACAATACAATTAAAGGTAATATGGCTGAAGGTTTTACGGTAACGATAACCGGTAATTCAATCAATGTTGTAATAAGCGATGAAGGTTTCACTTGGGCTAACGTATCGTGTTGGGCGATATGTGATAGCACAGGAAAATTATATATTGGTGTAAATGCAACGAATAATACAATTTATCTCACGCAGGAGGTTTAAAAATAAATGATATTAAATTATAATAGCACCACATATCAGTTAGCAACCAAAACAACTGAAAGTGGTGAAACTTGGGTCGTTGGCGATACTGGGGTTAAAACACTCAAGATATATTTTACCGGTATTACAGCGGTTAACGTTGATAATTACGAGTGTATTGCAATAATCGAGCGTGCTGACGGGTCATTGAGCAACAATATATTAGCGACACCGGTTAGCACAGGATACTATAAAATTATCACAAATGATTGGATTTGTGGTATCGAAGGAACAATTGAAATTACTGTTAAATTGCGACAAAGCGATGGCAGTGGTGGGTATTTGACAACAACGTTTGGGCTTGCGACAATTGATATTGCGGCTGGTAATTTGCCTGGTGATGATACGATTACAGACGCACAGTATCAAGCGTTATTAACAGCGTTAAATGCTGCGGCGGCGGATGGCATAACTAACCTTAATTATGAGTTAGACATTGCATCAATGGTATTAACTGATATCGATCAAGTTATAACTCAAGGTGCATATCAATTCTTTTACCACGATGGCGGGGAAACGTTTAATAAAAAAGCGTTAATGATTATAAGCGAACGTGATGGCGATTTTTTAGATGAAACTGTATTATTATATAACGAGATAAGGGTAAGAACTTATGATGTGGAAAATAAAACTTGGGGTGCTTGGACATCATTTGTTATAAGCACTTATAAAGGATATATTGACGGATTGCTTGCTGGGACACAAGCGGTTGATGCCGTTAAATATGATACAGCAAGTCCAGCAGCAACGCTTAACATTGGTGAAACACGTTGGAATGATACCTTAAAAACAATTGAAACTAAATTATCGGCAAGCGTCGTATTGCAACACGGGCAAGAGGTGTTAGTGCGTGTGTTCAACAATTCAGGTGCTAGTATAAGTAACGGCACAGCCGTATATATAAGTGGAGCACCGGGTTCATCGCCGATTGCGTATATTGAAAAAGCAAGCAATACAAATTATGCACAATCATCACGAGTGCTTGGTTTGGCGACAGAAACGATTGCCGACCAAGCGTATGGTTTTGCTTGTGTAATGGGTGTAGTTAATGACGTCAACACATCATCATTTAGTGTCGGTGATGTGGTGTATTTGAGTGGTACGGCTGGGACATTAACGGCAGTTGCACCAACACCACCGTCAATAAAAGTTGCGGTCGGTATTGTGCTACAAAGTCATTCAAGCAATGGGCGTATTATCGTTAGACCGTTATTTTTCCCTAGACCTGAAGATTTAAGCAATGTTAACGTATCGGCAATGGCGGTTGGTGATGTGCTAATGCGTAATAATAGTGATAATTGGCAAAACGAACAGGTGTACACCAAAGCACAAGCCGACACTAAATTCGTTGATGTTGCGGGCGATACGATGAGCGGTGCGTTAGCAATGGGAACGAATAAAATCACTGGACTTGGCGATGGCGTAGATGCAAAAGACGCCGCTAATTTAGACAATGTCGACGCTAAAATTGAAACACACAACGAAGCAATCGCAGGAAACCATTTAGATATTAGAGAATTGATAGACGATTTGGAACGAGAAATATCAAGATTAGACGCCAGAGGGAAAAGTTTTGGTGAAATAGCGTATAAAAACAGCGACCTTATTGCAATGGAAGATGACGCTGCGAGAGCGTTAGCGATTAAAAACGATATTGAGGCGAGAGCGATTGTAACAACATATATTCCGCTTATACACGATTTGATTTATACCGCAAATGCTGATGGTGAAAACACATACGAGTGGGAATACAACGGAACAATTTGGGTAAATAATGGGCAATGGACGATAGATAAAGCAACAAACGACGAGTATGGCACAGTTAAAGGCGATGGGACTTATGTATCTATTGTCAATAGCATTATGCAAATACTTAAAGCCGATTATGCTGATAAATTAGGCACAAGTGTTAGCAATTATACTTACACACAAATATATAATGCACTTGCCGACCGATATACCAAAGCCGAAACTAATGCGTTAATTGACGCATTAAAGACAGCGTTTGGGTGGGAAGAAAGCGAATTACACAGTCGCACATACACCTCGGCTGATACGTTCCCGTATGGGACAAACGCAGAGATTATTGATTACTCCGAATTGAGCCTATACGATTATGCGTTAATCACATACGTGTTAGACGGCGAACATTTTACGCAAATGATACGGGTTGACGCTAATATATTGGCAAATGGCGTTTTGTATAAATATGAAAATGACGGCGCGACAAATTACGTAAAATTATATATGGACTCTGCTAAGGATTACGTATTATTTGACACAAATTACAATTTAACTCCAAGTGGTTCGCACACACTAAAATTACAAATTGACGGTATAAAAATTAAGCCGATTGACACGACCTACGAGAAAATCGCTAACAAGTTAGCCACTTGGCAAGAAACGCCCGATGACACGCATTACCCAAGCGAGAAGTTAGTAAAAGACAGTTTAGATGTTGTTGTTGAAGAAACAAGAGATGTAGGAACAACAGAAATATCATTTGAAAATGGGAAAGTGGTGGCAATCACAAGTGATAATTGCACAACTAATTTACTATATGGTGCAAACGGTAACATCCAAAAAATAACCGAAACATATGCAGACGGTAAATCATACGAAACAACTTATACAAAAGACGTCGAAGGACGTATAAAAACTATGACGAAAGCAGAGGTATAAAAAATGGGAGTCAATTTAACTCATGTATTAAATGATGTTATATACATCAAAAACGTGGATGATGACGTAAACTTCATTAAAAGAATAACCGAGTATGGTGTTCGTGAAGTTGTCGGACAATCCGCAAGTGAACTCGAAAGAGTTACAAGACTTAATGGAGTCAAAACAGTAGGCGATGCTACAGGATTAGTTGCAAACGTAGCTATCGACGGTGCATTAGCAGAGAACTCATTCGACTTTATTCCAATCTTCCAACGTTCAAAAGAAAACATCATCGCAACTGATTTGAGCGCTAATGATGTATCTAACACTTTTGTTAAGGTAAGGAAGTATTACATCAAAGAAGAATGGGTCGAAGAAGGTGGTGTAGATTATCACTATCTATGGATGTGTGAAACCAAATTAGATGAAGGTTATAGACTACCGTTGCCATTCAAAAAGCAAGACGGCAGCGAACGCGACTACGCATATATTGGAGCATACGAAGCCTATTTAGACGGTAATAATAAGTTACGTTCACTCACAGGTCAAATTCCTAAAATAAGTTATTCAAGAAATAGCTTTAGAACAGCAGCAAGAGCATTAGACGGGTTAGGTGTAAATTCTAAGTATCAAATTACTGACTTAGCAGAATACGTTGATTTAGTTCAAATTCCGTTCATGATTGAGTTTGCTACAAAACATTCTCAAGGCGTGTTCTCAGGCGCAACTTCAATGGCATATAGCGCGTCATATACTGCTATTGCAGATGGCACAGGAGTTAACGCTATTGTAGTATCAAACGCAACAGGTGCAGCGTTTGTATTAGGTCAAACAGTATCTATCGGTACATCAAATAGTAATGACTCTATTGCAAAAGATAGAATTGTCACGCAAATAGATGTTGATACACCTAACGCAGGAGAAACGACAATCACGTTTGACGGTGCAGTTGTGAATATTACTATTGGCAATGTTATCGCTTCAAGAGCATGGAAAACAGGTATGACAGACAGCGTTAAAGTAAGCGGTACACACGCGTTAAATGACGGCAAACATTCGATTGTATGGCGTGGATTAGAAAATCCATTTGGTAACATCTGGAAGCATGTTGACGGTGTTAAAATTTCGTATTGGCGTGGATACGTTGCAGGGCATCCAAAAGACTATAACGACACAGCGTCCGTTGCTGGCGTATATGCAGAACCTTACTTACCGCTTGGATATCTTAATGCAAACACAGATAATTACGCACAAGAACTTGGTTATGACGCAAATTATCCATATGCGAAACTCCCAATTATCGTTCAAGCAAGTAGTGGTTTATTCTTTAGAGATTATTATTATCAAAACTCTGGGGATAGAACGGTATTCGTCGGCGGTTGTTGGCATAGCGGTTCTGATGCTGGTCTGTGCTATTGGTCTCTGGTCCGCGCTCTCGGTTCTACGGACTTCAATATTGGTGCTCGGCTTTCGTATCGCCCTTAAGGGGGTTTCAATGGGGGTCTTCCCCCAATGAGAATATAGGGTTTTAAGGGGTTGTGCGGTGCAGTTTTCGTGTGTTCGTTTGGGTTCGTCGGCGGTTCTTGGGGTGGCGGTTCTGGTGCTGGTCTGTGGTGTTGGTCTCTGGTCCGCGCTCTCGGTTCTACGGGCTTCTCTCTTGGTGCTCGGCTTTCTATGGTCAAGCACTGCACAATCCTTACCACTTGGTAAAAAATGGCTATTAAGGGAATAGTTTAGTAGGGTACTCGAAACACTATTATTGCCACAGAAAGGTTACTTATGAAAAGAGTAGGAAACATCTATCACAAAATATACGAAAAAGATAACATACGCCAAGCTATCTTGTCAGCAAGTCAAGGCAAAAGGCATAAGCGCGGAGTCATGAAAGTTTTTGAAAACATAGACAAAGCAATTGACCTTGTACATGACATCCTTAAAAATAAAACGTATATCCCTAATCCATATTGGGAATCAGTCCTAGTAGACGGAGCGAGTAAGAAAGAGCGAATTATTTATAAACCAAAGTTCTTTCCTGATCAAGTGATTCATTGGTGTTTAATGAACATCATCAAGCCGCAAGTTGTACGCGGTATGTACAAATGGAGTTGTGCTTCGATTCCAAGTCGTGGCACGCTATACGCAAAGAAGGCCACAGAGAAATGGATACGCACAGACCACGCAAATACACGATACGCACTTAAGATTGATATTAAGAAGTATTATCCAAACATCAACAAAGAAACGTTAAAATCGAAATTTAGAAGGATTATTAAAGACCCAGATGTATTGTGGTTGTTAGATATCATTATCGATAGTCATCATCTGGGAATACCTATTGGCAACTACACATCACAATGGTTTGCAAATTTCTATTTACAGGATTTAGATCACTACATTAAACAAAATTTAGGAGCAACCTATTACGTAAGATATATGGATGACATGGTCATTTTTGGAAGCAACAAAAAGAAACTACGCAAAGACAAAATACTCATTGAGAAATTCTTAGAAAACGAAAGTTTAACAATCAAAGAGAATTGGCAGGTGTTCAATATAGACAAACGTCCGCTCGACTTCGTTGGATATGTATTCAAACGCGACAAGACGTATGTCCGTAAAAGGATTACGGCAAGGATGAGGAAAAAGCATTTAAGATTTGAAAGGCAACCGACAAAACATTTAGCATGCAGCATGATGAGTTATTTAGGTTGGCTTATGCATTCGGATTCTTACATTTTGTATAAGAAGTACTTTAAAAATATAAAACTTATGAAGGAGTTTATCAAACATGAAAATTAGAAAGATTAAACAAGAATCAACTCAAGTACCAGATGATACAGCCATCAGACATCTAAGTGGTACAATTTATGAACTCATCGGGAATGAGAACGTCACGTCAAAACAAAAAGTCATGGTCGGCAAAGAAGTGACAGTGTACGAGTCTGAATTGACACACATCACAACGTCAATCACAAGACGCGACGAGATGATTTCCGCGCTTATTAGATTGAGATACACCCAAGACGCTGAATTTGCACTAATCAACAAAGGCATTCTAAATGCACAAGACCCAGAATATGTTGTATATCGTGCATACGTTGACGTGTGTAAAACACAAGCAAATATATATTTTGAATAGGGCTTCGGCTCTACTCTGCCCTATGGGGTGATGATGTATGGCTATCGCTATATTGGCTTTGATAACAAGGTTGTTGTTACCGATAGTGTTACGAGCAAGGTCTATAAAATCACTCCAGCAATAGCAAGTGGTGTATTATCGTGGACTTTAACGGAGGTATAAACAAATGGATTTAACAATTACGGCTTATGTATTATTGGTTAAGCGTGGTAAATTAACCATTGAACAAGTGCCAGCACAATATCGTGATGAAGTGGCTCAAAAAGTTAGTCAGTAAATTATGGGTGCTTATATCAACACCGACGATGCTTATATCATTCTTGCTCGCTTGGATTATTACAAATGGGTGGGCGTATGCAATGCTCGGTGTTGGTATATGGCTTGATATTACTTGGGCAAAAGCAGTGAGTGGGACGTATCTTGGTATCTTGTGGTTACCTTTTACGCCCGAGAAACTGATAACCGTTCCACTCGCTTTATTTATTCAAAAAGTATTATTTAGGAGGAAAGCAAAAAATGATTGTTGACATTGATTTAAAGGCACTTGAAAATATCAAGGACGGTGATGTCGTCGTTATGCGTGGGCATAAAGCCGTTACTATAAGCAAGGATGAATTATTGAAAGAATTATCAAGCAAGGTGAAAAGCGTTGAATTGGCGGATGCTGAACGGGCAAGACAATATGAAATACTCAACGAAAAAGTTGAGTTTATCAAAGACACATTTAATGAGGTTATCGGTATTTTAGGAGGTGTTGTAAAATGAAATATATGCTTTTAATTATATTTTTATTAACGATTACATTACCAGTGTATGGTGCGGATGCAACAACGGTGGTTGAGGATGCGTGGAATAAATATATTGTCGCTGCCGTTGCAGGTGGTAGTGTTACCGGGCTTGCACAACTTGGATGGTCGTTTATTGGCTCAAAAATTAACAAGAAAAAGCAACAAGTATGGGATAACGCAATCAACCAAGCAAACACGCTTAATGCTAACGCAACAACCGCCTTAATCAAATTCGATGCGTTGGCAAAAGAGGTGGTTGATAAGGTTGATATTACACGTAACGAGATGGTTGCGGTTAAAGGCGAGTTTAAGGTGTTGAGTGATAATGTAACAACGATGCAAGACAAATTTAAAGCAGGTGCTGAGGCGTTAAATGAAAAAATTAAGAACTCTCAAGACGCTTAATTTTCTCTTACCGCCATTACCGTTACTTGCAATTATTATTTATAACTTTAAGGATTATTTTATGGCGGAGGAACAAACGTTTTTACCACAATGGCTAAATTTATCACTTGGTGGTATGATTGCGATTGTTGCTGTTGTGTCGTTAATGCTTGGTAAAACCGATAAAGTTAACCCGTTAACGGTATCGTTTATTATATTTATACTAACCATATTTTTACAATCGCTTTTAGCGGATATACAAATTATTACGTTTGCGATATTTCTTGGGTTGTTGATCCGCAAATGTTTTGAAGGTCCTATTGAACGTGCGACCGAAGTAAACAAATACCGTAAGCAAGCCGAGGCACAAGCGGAGGCAATGAAACCGATTATGAATGGACGAGGATAATAAATGAAGAAATTTGATTTCGCACAATTTTTACAAAAAAATATTGAGAATTTTATCCTTATTATATTATGTACAGTGTATGTGTTGCGTGGTCTTGCTAGTATTGAAGAAAGTGGCAAAACCGCACTTGAAATATTTGCCGATGGTGCGTTAGCGTTTATTGTTGGGTACATTATTAAACGAGTGCTAGATAGAAAAGGTATTTTGCGTGGGTTATCAAGCGATAAATTTATTGCAACGTGCAATGAGTACGGCAATAAAAAAATGGAGATTACACCGATAATCGAAGAACTTGCACCGTTTTGTGATGAACGAAATGCGAACGAATTAAAACAACGACAAATTGAATATTTGACAAAGGAAGCGTTGTCGTATAACAAATTTATTGCTAACGAGTATGATGCAAAAGATAAACGCATTAAAAAGGCAAGACGGTTAAAAAGCACACGTATTACACCAACAATGCTTACCAATGCTTACGACAACACAAGCAACGAGCAAGAATTATTAAGTGCGTCGATTAAAAAATACGAGCGCTCACAAGCGGGTGGTGATTTAACCATTGGATTATTAACTGCGTTTCTGTTCGGCTATTACGCCTTAAAATCAAATGGGCTTGATACAGCAACGGTTATATGGTGTGCGTTACAAGTGGCGATATTTTTAACGAATGGAATGTTCAAATACATGTCATCGTATTTCTTTATTACTGAAACATTGCGTGGTAAAATTAAGCGTGTGATGGACATTATCGATGAGTTCATAAATAAAAAACGGCAATCAGTGAAAACTGACGCCGTTGATAAAATCATTTAAGTTATAAGCAACGAGGGTTTTATGCCCTCGTTTTTTCATTTCTGCAAGAAAATTTAATTGTTCTGGTGTTGGTTTGCGTGGGTGTATTTTGGTTTCGCAAAACATAATCCACCCATAACCGATAACCGTTAAATCCGGGTAACCCTTGGGTAAACCTGTATCAAAATACGTGCCGTCAATTAACCGCACACGTCCGACATTCGCACGTATGCAAATTAAATCGTGCTCACCACACCACGCACGGATTTCATTCATTAAGCGGTGTTCTGGTGTAGCCATTTAAGCAACCATTCTTCAAGCAATAAATTATTTTCTTTACCCGTAAGCACGTTATTTATCGCTTGTCGTGTGCAACCATATTGTCGTGCTATGTCGGATTGTGTTATATTTAATTCTAGCATTTTTGCTTTTATCAATATTCGTTCTTTTCGTGTCATTTGTAAAAACCTCCTTTATTTCGCCTACAATCGATTTTGCTTATTTTAGGTATAAATTAACCGGTAATATATAATAATCGATTGTACGTTAAATTATACGGCTTATTTTTAATTCCTTATACCTTTTAACTTCTTCGTCGTTGCCATACATAATTTTTAATTGTTCAAGCATAATTTCAACGTCTGCCATTTCTTCGGCGATATGTTCATCATTTGCATTGCCACGTAAATCTTTTGTTAATTCTTTTTGTAATTCGCTCAATTCTTCAATTGCAACGATTTTTTGCAACACATAACCATTATTCGCTATGATCCGGTCATATATACTCATCCCAACTCCTCCAAATATTCAACCAAGATTTTAGCAAGTTGTAGGTCAACAAAACATAAATCAACTATATCAGGAGTTATTTTATCATAATAGCCCATTATATATCGTTTATTTACTAAATCTATTGATATTACGCAAGGATATTTTGAATAATGTTTAAATGCTTGTTCATCATAATCTTCAAACTCCCACCCTAACGCTAATAATTTATCGTGTGGAGTAAGTAATGGTGTTGTGCCAGCAGATACTGTTATTGTCGGCTGACAAGCATGGCATAAGTTGGTTAGGGCGGTGGTTGGCTCAAACCATTTCCCACATTTTCTACATTGAACCATTTATAACAATTCCTTTAATTCAGCAATTAGTTCAAACACATATATACCAAGTATTTTGTAATTTTTATATTTATTATCTAAATAATCTCGTGTTTTAACTGTAATGGTTGATGAGAAATGTTCTTCGTTAAAATGTATATATTCTGCTTTCAATTTGCCACCATTTAGCAGTAATAAAACCCTTATCATAATTTCTTTGTTTGTCATTTTTTTACCTCGACCACTTGACCATCTTCACAAGTGACTTTTCCAAAACCAGTCTCAACATTTTCTAAAAGTTCTTTTAATTTTTCTTCTAATTCTTCGTCCGTATAAGTTCCATCTTCTTCAATTATTACTTTTGTTTCTATCGTGTATTTCATTTATTATACCTCACTTTCCAACCTAATTTCATTCATTTTCTTTTCTCATTCTAATTCAATCCAACTTTCACTTAAAATACTTCTTAGTTTTTCACTTAAATAATCAACAATTTTACTTAATTGTTCGTGCTGCAATTCTTTTGAATTACAGCTATAATTAAGACTTTTTATTTGTTCTAACCTTTTCAATCCAATCTCACAAGCAACTAAAACAACAACCAATTCATCTTCTGATAGTTCAATCGTGTATTTCATTTACTTCACCTCCTTAAAACAAAACTTGTTCCATTTTTCGCTTCCACTTTTATAGGTTAACCGCCAAATCTGCCCTTTTGTCATCTGTTTTTTCCTCCCAGTCAATTCGTTGTCCACACCAACCACAAAATTTTCTTTTTCTCGCAATCGGTTCATTACATACACCACACATATATTGATTATGTTCTTCCCTTGCAATTTCTACTCCATTATCATCAAGTTCGATTTCAATATGTTTAATAAATACTTTTGGTTTCTTTGCTGTATCACGCTGGATTAAGATTTCATACTCATTTGTAATGAACCTAAAATCCCGTTCGTATTCTCGCTTGTCTTGAACTGACCATTCTAATCGATCAATTTCACTTTTACTTAACTTAATATTTTCTAACGCTTCTTTTACTGTCATTTTCTTTCCTCCTCCCAATTCTTTTAATTATATTGTTTCGCTATTTCCTTGTCGATGAAGAAATGAATACCTGAAGAGCATTCATTCCAACGTTCTTCATCAAAATCATCAACTTTAACAATTTTTCCAACTTCATAAATAAAACCACTGTCATATCTGGAAAATGTCTTTTGAATTGGTTCGTTATTTTTATCATAAATTGCTAAAACTTTAGCTTCGCTACAACGACATTTTAAGGTTGTTGCATTACTTCTTTTTGCTCTTGTCGGTATTCTTAATTTTGCTAATGTGTTATCAGCACATTTTTTCCAACCAATAAAACTACCATCAGGACATAAATTAGAAATCCCGACGGTGTTTTCATTTATTTTAATATCTTTTAGGTTAGCACCGTATAGGTTAGCACCGCGTAGGTCAGCATCGCGTAGGTCAGCACCGCATAGGTTAGCATCGCGTAGGTCAGCATCGCGTAGGTTAGCACCGCATAGGTCAGCATCGTATAGGTTAGCACCGTTTAGGTTAGCACCGCATAGGTTAGCACCGTTTAGGTTAGCACCGCATAGGTTAGCATCGCATAGGTTAGCACCGCGTAGGTTAGCATCGCATAGGTTAGCACCGTATAGGTTAGCACGTTTTCCGTTGTTATTATTTAAAAGCCATAAGGAATGTTCTTTTAAAATAATTTGTAATTCATCTTTATTCATTTTATTTCCCCCTTTAATTCTTCAATTATTATTTTCAGCATTTAATTGCACCACCAATTCGTGTAACATTTGCATTTCTTTTAAATACAAACCTCTTTGTGTTTTTTGATATAACTCGTAACACTTGTCAATCCTATCTTCCAACGCCGATAACAAACACAATCTTACAAATTCATTTTTTATTTTTAGTTCCATATCTTGCCCTCCTTAATTTGGCTATTAACACATCATTACACGGCAATACCGACAATATATCGTTAATTTCGTCTTGTGTTAAATATACCGGACGACGATCAAATTGTTCGCCTTTAACCAACGCATCCAATTCACCGTTATTCATATTCCATAATTTACTTGTGCTTACATCCGGGTATTGTTCTTGCACCATTTTTACAAGGTCACATTTATATTTTGGGTAAAATCGACAAACATCTAATTCACATACACCATTTATTTCGTGTAAGCAACGATCACAAAGTGATGTCATTTGGATTTACCTCCTGTAATTGAACCTTATAATACAATTTATTCTCATCAATATAACAAAAAAATGCAAAATCGTTAAAAATATATTTGCATTTTTGCCCACAATAATTTACTACAATGGCGTGGATTAAATTATCAGCACCACGTTGCCAATATATACTAATGTTCATTTCGCATTAACACCGGCGTATATACCATGCTTTCGAATGTAATCACAACGGCAATTATAACTGCAAAACGGTTTACGGATGTGTGGCAAGCGATAAATATGCTGTGACATCGTCACCGGAAAACCTTGCCCTCTGTGATATGGACAATCCGGGTTAGCACAATTGCAATAATTAGTAACTAGTGTTTCGACGAAATAATAATTGCTGTGATCAATATTCATACTCAAACACCTGCAAGTCCGAGTATTCATCGTCTAAATAATAATCTCGATAATCTTCTCGATACACATAATGTTTACTGTCAATACTAATTAAATTATCATCACCACACTCCTGACACAAGTAAGTCCCTAATCCGTCGTCATAATAAGCATCACCTGGCTTAATATCACAATTGCACTCATAACATACCTTTACCATAAATGCACCTTTCCGTCACGTATCTTTTTACGCAACTTAATTTCTTTTCTTAACTGCCGATTAGATAATCGTTCCATCCACAAGCACCAACAACCAAGCAATTGTTCAAGTTCAATAAGTAATTTTTTACGCATATTGTCCTCCTTTATTTGATTACGCTTAATTATAACACATATATATTTATCTTGTCAAGCATTATTTTAAAATAATTTAATGTAAACATTTACATTTTTATTATATTTTGCTTTTTCGACTTTGCATTATCATTTTTGCCCAATATACCGGGTTTTTATACCCTCGTTGCTTACCAAGTGTGATTAAATCATTTAATGTTCGTGCCATACCAACTTGCTTTCGTTCAATTTTATGCACCGCTTCTAACTCGGCTTGCTTATCTTGCTCTATCTCTTTACGTGTTTTCCCGTTATCACAACCACAATATGGGCATATACGGTTTGTGCCTTTATACACTTTATAGCACTTGCCACACTCACGCACAATAACATCAGGTGCATTATTACACCGCATTTTAGTCGGTTTATCAAGCGACCACATTTGCTCATCGGTTGGTAGTCCATGGCGGTACACGTTGCCCACAAAATCATATATTACCGCACGCTTACCATCACTAGGGCGTAAACAACGCATCGCTTGCTGGATGTATAATGCTGTGGACATTGTCGGGCGTAATAACATAACGCAGTCGCAATCAGGTACGTCAAACCCCTCACCAATTAAATCAACATTGCTTAATACACGTATTTTGCCTACACGGAAATCATCTACTATTTGCTCGCGTGTATGTGCTGGTGTGTTGCCGTCAAAATGCACGATGTCTGGGATTAAATTTGCGATATTTTCGCTGTACGCTATGGACGGGCAGTAAATTATGGTCTTACGATTTGAATCGATATAACGCGAAATTTCGCCGTATATTTTTGATTTTACGAACAAATTACTGACTTGTTCCATATCATAATCACTGCCTTTTACGGTAAAGTTATAATCAATTATTTTAGGTGCGTAATAATCATAATTACACAAATAACCGTGTTGCATCAGCCACTCGCTCGTAACACCAACCACCAACGTATCAAAAACATTTCCAAGCGGTAATCCGTTAAGGCGTGTGGGTGTTGCGGTTAAGCCAATTATTGGCACGTGCTTATACCGTTCAATTATGCGTTGCCACATGGTTGCCGATGCATGATGAGCTTCGTCAAAAATTATCATCGTTGGCTCGTGATAGCGGTCAGGGTGACGTGATATGGTTTGCACCATTGCAATTAGTATATTGCTATTTTGTAACCCAAACGTTTTAAATGTGTCTTCGGTCTGTTTAATTAACTCACCACGATGCACCAGAAACCACACATACCCATTATGCTTTTTTATATGCTCGCTCGCCATATAAGCGAAGCATACGGTTTTACCACCACCGCACGGTAGCACGACGAGCGGGCGGTTATGTGTATAAAATGCTTGTCGTGTGGCGGTTATTAGGTCGTTTTGATATGGGCGGAGGATCATAATATTCGCATTGGTTGTACAAAATAATAATTTGTCATTTTTTCCCTCCTAAAATAAACTCAACTGACCTTTTGCTTCGGCAATCTGTTTTTCTTCTTCTGCATCATACTCGTATTTATTAAGTGCATAATCAATTCTAGCACTTGCGATATTGCAGTATTCTTCTTCTAAATCAATACCAATGAACTTATAATCAGCATTTCGCTCCCGATTTTCAAACATTACGGCTTTTCCAGTGCTACCACTACCCATAAACGGATCAAGTATCGTTGCTCCTTTTGGGCTTACCAAACGAACCAGGTATTGCATAAGTTCACAAGGCTTAACGCAGGGGTGAGTGTTTCTTTTATAAGTTTTTGTTCCTGCGTATGGATTTTGGTGTAACTTTCCACTTTCATCGATGTATTCTAACCCTAATGAGTGTTCTTTTCTCCCCGTTTGATACATAGGGGATTTTTCTTCAAGCCCTTTTAGTCCTTCATCTCGGTCTTTCTTGCTGGCTTTTGCGGTGTAAAAGAAACGTGATGCTGAGCCACCATCATCATCATGACCTCTTATAGTATTTGTTCCATCTTTTGGCTCTGTTCCATCTATACCCATAAATGGACTTCCTTGTAAACCTCTATAACTTGATTTACTTGGTGCAGTATTCGGAAACAACTCTACTACCTCTTCGCTTCCGTCGTGAATAACGTTTGCTGGGAAACGACCGCCAATTTCTTCTAAATCACCATTGCAACCAAAACTGCAATTTTTACTACCAGAATTAGGAATAATGTTTATTTTTCTTACTCCTCCGATTTCCCCAACTCTGCACTCATCAATGTTTATTCCACCAACACCATATTTCATAATGTTTTCGGCAACGGATGTTCTAAATGGTTTCCTTGCCACGATTATTGGCTCAAAGGCAGGTTTTAGAGCAGTTCCCCAGCCTTGCCACTGTTCACCCTCTTCCGTTTTGGCTTCGTAAGGTGGTAAGTTCTCTCCGTTAGGTTCAAGAGTTCCGTCTGGGTGAAAACGGCTTGCGGTTGCTATTCGGTGGCCTCTATCTGGGCAACCCATTCTCTTGTCAATGTCAAGCCCGATATTGTGCGATTTTGGAAATCCACTTCCATATAGCCACATTATCGTATCTCGTATCTCAAACCCAGCATCTTCAATAGCACAAGCAATACGATGAAATGTTCTACTACCACCAAAAGCCAATAGATAACCACCTGGTTTTAACGCATCATAACATTTCTTCCAAGTTTCAGGTTGAAAAGCAATTCCACTTGAATCCCAACCTTTGCCCATAAAATTAAGTTCATACGGCGGATCAGTTATAACAGAATCAATGCTATTTGGTTTAATAACATCTAATAGGTTAAGCATACTTCCGTTATATATCGTGTAATTGTTTTGGTTAGTAAATAGTTTCATTCTTCTAAATCCTTCTTTATTTCTTCTGGTTCTTCATCTGGCAACCCTTCATCAATTTCATAACACCCGCATTGGCATTAAAATAATGTGCTCATTACCTTTATTCATGTATGCTGGCTTTAACGCATCATCAAGTCTTATCTCAACCGTGCTATCAAATAATTTTAACGCCGTATTAAATTGCTCATAATTAAATCTTATATCAATATCACCCATGGCTGTGCATGGAGTATTAAACCTAAATTCGCTTGTGTCATCATGCAAAATAAATTCGATGTTGTTATCTTTAATTTTTACGTCGATATACTCACATGGCAGAAACGCTAATTTGTCAGGTTTCGTAAATGTGATTATATTAGGATTATTTGTCTTGATAACCTTGTTTATATCAGGTACATCACCCACATATAACCTGCTATATATATTACGATCGCCACGATATACCACATAATTATCCGTGAAAATTAGCGTATAATCGTTTTCTTTTAATTCCTTGATAAATGCAACCGGCACACTCCATAATGGTTTGTGGGCGAAATTATCGCCACATTTATATAATTTGAACGTGTCTGTTGCATACACACCACCAAAATCATCAAACAACACACCCGTTAATAATGGACGTGTATTGCTAGTGCTAACAAAATTACACGCAAATTGTAATACACGGTTATTATATACGTTTTGGTTTTTTATCGCACCTATCTCAATTTTAGGTGCAACCTTATCAATTAGTGCGGTTTTATATTTACCCTCATCAGCAAATATATATAATACGTTACCGTCAATTTTTAAGCGTCTATTTGTTTTTAAGCGTGTAAACATATTATATGATTTTGCGTCAATGCAAAAATCATTTGTTAAATCAAAATCTAATACCGACTCAATAATAATTGTGTCGTCCACTGCTAGTAGTTTTTTTGGTTGTATAAAATAATATTCCATTTAGTTACCTCCTTTACTAAAATGCCCAAATTGGGCTTGTTTTTCGTAATCAAGTTCAAGCATTTTAAGTTCTTTAATGATATTTCCGGGGATACATTCAAACCATAATTTATCTTTTGGTATTAAATTGCCAATGTTGCTATCAATATAAATCGCTAATGGTTCTTTTTTACCTATAGCATAAGATAATTGGACTTCACACCAGTTTAAATTAAATTCTTTTAAATATTCTAATGCAATTTGACGTGCTTTATACGCACCACTAATATCAACTTTACTAGGGTCTTTTCCGTTCATACAACCACCACCTACATTTGCAAATGACTGGTACGCATCAACCACTATTTTTCGTCCTGTTAATCCTGCGTCTCCATCAAACCCACCAATTAAAAACCTACCAGTTGGGTTAATTAGAAATTGTTGTATTACAACGCCATAATTTTTTGCGATATTTTTAGCAATATTTATTATTATTTTATCAGTTTCTGTGCGTTCTAATTCGGTATTTTGATAACAAATTGTAAATGTTTTAATTGTATTTAATTTAAAACTTTTATTGTAAATACCAGTTATTTGTGCTTTGCCATCAGACAAAAACCTTTTATCTTTTTGTCTTAAAATATCATATTCTTTTGCAAATTCTTGTAAAATAACCATTGCTTTTGGTAAATATTGTTCTGTTTCATTACACGCATAACCAAACATCATGCCATTATCGCCTGCTCCACCTATATCAACACCAAGTGCAATGTCATTACTTTGTTGCCCAATGTTGTTTATAATTTCACAATGTTTATTATAACCAACATTTTCTAAAACCGTTTTTACAATTTCATCTACATCTATTTTTGCATTTGTTGTAATTTCACCAGTTACAAATATTTTGCCTTTACCTCCTACACATTCTACACCTACGCGACTATGATTGTCTTGTTTTAAGCAAGCATTTAATATCGCACCGCTTATTTGATCACACACTTTATCAGGGTGACCTCTAAATACTATTTCATTACTATATAATTTCATATTTTAATTGCCTTTCTTTTTGCGAATATTTCATATCTATTGATTATTGTTTGTACATATTTTGGGTCTAATTCCATCATATAACAAATGCGATTAGTTTGTTCACACGCAATTAAAGTCGAACCACTTCCACCAAATAAATCAACAATTATATCATCTGGCTCACTGCTGTTTTCAATTGCATTTATAATAAGAGGTATTGGTTTCATGGTTGGATGTAAATTCGATTTCAATGGTTTATCAAAAAACCACACTGATTTATTATATTTTCCTTTTTTTATATGTTTAACTGATTTATTCCAACCATAACATATTGGTTCGTGTTGGTAGTCATAATCAAGTCGTCCCATTGAAAATGTTGGACTATTTTTTACCCATATCAATTCGTGTTTAACTTGCCAACTTGAACTCATCATCATCATCATCATCATCATGTGCGCTCCACCTTGAGGCATTGTAACGTAAATCCCACAACAATCCTTAGCAATTGCTTTCATATTTTTAAATGCTGGTTGCCATAGTAATTTACCAATTTCTTCATCTGTCATTCCGCTATCACCGATTATATCTTCAGTAATAGAATTGGATTTTTGGCCTGTAACATCTTTTATGGATTTGTTTTTACTTCCAATCGCAACATTATATGGTGGATCAGCAAAAATCATATCTGCTTTATTATTATTCATCAATTTAATAACATCAGACAAATTTGTAGCATTTCCACACATTAAATAATGACGGCCGAGTTTATAAATTTCACCATATTTTATTGTTGTATTTTCGGCAAAATTAAAATCTTCTTCTTTATATAAATCAAATAAATTATTTTGTTCCATAATATATCTCATCAAATAATGTAGGTGTATAATCACCTTTTCCATTCCAATAAATATTTTCTTGTTTTTTTTGTCTACCATTACTATTTAATAATTGTATTTTTAATTCAAAATTGAGTGGTTGTATGTCTTTTGGTGCTTGATAAGACGAAACATAAACCGAATAAGGACAAGTTCTAAACCATTGCCAAAAAGCATTATAATTAAACCCTTTGCCTACTTGATATTGTGCGGTGGCTTTATATGGTGGATCACAATAAATAATTGCATTTTTTAATATGTCTACAGGAAGCAACTTATATAATTCTAACCAATCCATATTATATAACTCAAGTCGCTGGAGTCGCTCGAGTTGCTGGAGTCGTTCGAGTTGCTGGAGTCGCTGGAGTCGCTCGAGTTGCTGGAGTCGTTCGAGTTGCTGGAGTCGCTCGAGTTGCTGGAGTCGCTGGAGTCGCTCGAGTTGCTGGAGTCGCTCGAGTTGCTGGAGTCGCTCGAGTTGCTGGAGTCGCTCGAGTTGCTGGAGTCGCTCGAGTTGCTCGAGTCGCTGGAGACGCTCAAGTCGCTGGAGTTGCTCGAGTTGCTCGAGTCGCTGGAGACGCTCAAGTCGCTGGAGTTGCTGTTTTGATTTAACATAATTTTTGTACTCTTGCATAAATAATATACGTTTATAATTATTTGTTTTATAATCCATCGTTCGAACTTTATTACTTGCTATAAAACCATAATCAATTAGTGACCAATCATCAAATACTAACGCTTGATGTAATGCTTTTTTACCATCTTCGATATCTCGACCAAATAAATATGCTTTTTGCGAATTGCCAAATGAATATATCGTTAAAACAAACCCAACATACCAATTTGGATATTTATGTGGATTATCACGCACATCATTAAATAATTGTCTATCGACAAAATCATACCATACTTTTTTTATGTTAATTGCTTTATTAAATATAATTTCATGAAATAAATCTATATTATATTTGTTTAAATCATTAGCAATTACATTAAATTTAGTCTTTTCTACAGCATAATGGCTTACACATAATCCACCACAAAATAAATCAATAAAATACTTTTTTTTATGTTCTCGATCAAATATATATTGAATTAAATTCAATATTTTTTCTTTACTGCCCATATATGGCATACCATAATGCTTATACATCTTCCCACCTCTTACTTGCCATCGGTTGGTTGTCTTTTAATTGTAACCCGATATAATATATCGCACCACCAAACCGTCTTTTTTCAAATTTCTTGCTCATATTTCTCCCAAATAACGTATTACTCAACTGAAACTCACGGTTGATCGCAATGTAATTGCAAAACGCATTAAATAAATCCATTGCCTTGCTCCTATACCCAGCACCCAATTCGCAACACTCATCAATCCAACGTTGCACTAAATCCATCTCACTACGATATTGCTTAATGCTTTCATCAATTAACTGTGGGTTGTTAATACCCTCTTTTTGCCACATAATACAACCTTGTACTAGCCAATTTAGTATTTGCGGGTACTCTTTTTGCATTTTGCTCATTAAATCTTTGTCTTGTTTATTATCAGGTATCGTTACATCAAAGGGTATAATTTTAATACGTCGCCAAATACCCGTATCAGTACCACGTATAATTGGGCGATAATTGGTCATCATAAACATTTTAAATATTGGTGTAAACTCAAACTCATTACCGTATAAAAACCGTGCTACAATTTGTTCGATCCCCGATGTCATGGTTTTAATCAGTCCCTCGTTTAATTTATCGCCCGGTTTGGTTTCGCCCATTACGACATTACGCACACCATTTAATCGAGCGATTTCACCTAAATTGCCGTTTTGGTTTTTACGTTCCAATAACACATCAACGTTGCTTGTCTTGCTATAACTTCCGCTTACCTCGTATAACACCTCAGTCAATATCGACTTGCCGTTCGCACCATCACCAAGCAAAATAAACATACATTGTTCCCGGGTGCTACCGCTTAACGCATAACCCATAATTTTTTGAATGTAATGTATTAAATCATTATTACCAGCAAATATCTCATCTAAAAACTTAAGCCATGTTTTTGGTTGTGCTGTGTCAACCTCGTACGGTGCATATTTACTACACATAAACGTTTTATCGTGTGGTGTTATATTGCCCGTGCGTAAATCAACCATACCACTTGCGCAGTTAAATATAAATGGGTTTTTATCAAAGTCGTTGTTGGTAACCGGCACACCACTTATATGCTCGGCTTCTTTTAAAAATGCAATTTTACCACTACTAGATAACGCACGTTTGATGTTATTCATCAGCGCTTTTTTCTCGTTGGTGTCCGCCATCAATAATACCTGTTGCTTCATTTCCTCAATAACTAATTCAGCGTAATTTTTGATATTATTATACACGTCCATTTGCCAATACTTTCCGTTCCAAATCATCCACTTTTGGTTATCTACATTATAACGTATTACCTCACCAAACCGCTCAACAAACCTGTGGGCGTTGCCTGTATCGTTTAAATCGTAATTGCTATCAGCAACAACGGGTACGGGCTTTAACGCCATTTTTATCGTCTGTAATCGGTAATCATCACGCACAAGCCATTTTTGTTTATGCTCGGCATCCTTACTCGCAAAATATGGCGATGCAATAAACGCACTATTAACCATGCTCTCGTTATTATCCAAATAATATGCCAACTTACTACATAACGCTAAATCTAACTCGCTCTCATTAGCACCAGAACCAGGTGCTTGTGCGTTGTATAACTCATATAATTTTTTATCTTTGGTTAATGCTATATCTAATTTATTCTCACGTGACATATATTTATTAAGTACGTACGTCATATCAACATACCGCACATCGCTTGGGTATAACACGTTACCCGTAATTGTTACAAATTTATTTGTGTTCTCACTTATATATATCTCAAGCCCGTTGTTGCGGTTATTTATATAATACATATTTTTATCAATAACCGTATCTGTCCTAAATATAATCCGTATGCCTTTACCACTTGGCGATATCTCGGTGTATGATTGACAATAATCAATAATATCCTCAGCCATGGGTGTGAGTTTACCATCGGCATCTCGGCAATTGTCAATATCAACTGCCGAGAAACCGTTAAATATACCCAAACCTAACCCACCAAGCAATTTACCATGCTCGTCAAAATTATAATAATTGGCGAGTCGTTTTAGTACATCAATAAATGGGTGAAATGTTGTTCTATCGTTGCTCCTCGCCATTTTACCGGTTATGGCATCAATAGGGATTTTTCCCTTATCGGTTAACCTCCAACAACACCACAACCCATTATCTTTTAACGTTTGCGGTATGTTGTCCCAAATCATACCCTAAAACGGCAAATCCTTATCCGGTTCAATAATTACAGGTGCTGGTGCAGGTGGTAATTTTTTTAGTGTAGGCAATTTAATTTTTCCATCACGTAACGCCTCAATACTACGAGTGTCTTGTGGCTTAACATTAACCCTTAACTCACCTTCCCACTCATATTCTTCCTCACCAAATACCACAACAACTAACCTGTTGATCAGTGAGTTCTCATCCCAATTCCAAGTGTAACCCGGATTACTCTTTTCTACCGCTACAATAAACGCTTTGAAAAATACCATGGCTTTCTCTTTATATGAGCGATATATACGCCCACGCCAATTACCACCAAATTGCTTGAATAAATCACTGTAATAATTTTTATACTCGCCCTCGGCGATATCAAAATTGATTTCTAAATACTCACGATCAGGATGGTCAATTACACCGGTAATGCGACAAATATACGCACCGGGGATAATGTTTTTTACGCTTTCTTGCACGTCATCTAAATTAAATTTCTTCATTCTTTATTACCTCCTATATTATAATACGAACGAATTTTATCATCTACAATTTTTAAATCATTATCAATATACTCGTCGGCGAACATCCCTATCGGCGATTTAACCACATCCAACCCGTCTGTGCGAGTTTTAAATTGATATTTCCCGTCATTATATAATGCACGTAGTACAACCGTGAACATACCCTCGATGCACACTTTGTCATCAAGCATTTTGCCAATGGTTTTTGGTTTAACATCACCATAATCATTTTTATCCTCGTGCATCATTATATACACGATTTTTTCTTCTGGCAACGTCCCAATAAATTGGATCAAATCCCAAAAATTATCACCAATGCTATTATACAGGTCGAACACGTTACCACCCTTGCTGTGTCCTCGCATGAACTGATTTGTCATCAGATACCCAGCGTCGTCAATAACAATCCGTGACGTCTGTGCTCCCAACAATACCGATTTTACCTTTGCATAATCGTCCGTCTTAACCCACTTCACGTCACCCTTAAATGGTAACGGCTTGCCCAGCACGTTTATCACACCAACGTCACTCAGATTTCGCAGTGACGTCGATTTACCACTGCCCGATTTCCCAATTACTAATACCGCTTGTCCCATTATAACCTCTCTCTCTTCGCTTTGCATACCGATGCAACCGGACACCACCGTTCGCACCGCTTATCAACACCCACCCGGTATACCACATGATAACCTTTAGGTGCTACCGTGTCGCTCGCACACTGGCGTGTCGCTCGCACGTTACCGTCCTTATATAACCACCATGTGTCGCCATCATTCCAGCGTTCGCTCGGTGTGCATGGCTCGGTATTGCTTAACCACGTTTTAATATACGCCTCAATATACGCCATGTCATCCGCCATGACTTTGTACTCCCACGTCCATACAGGCGGTCCGTCGTGATGATATGACCAGTCACGCAATATCGCATGAAATCGCAACCTGTCAACGTACTCCGGTCGTAGCAACCATGCGTACATTAACCCTTGCAACCGCCACTCATCCGTCCCCGTATGCCGTGTCGTCGTTACCTTATAATCCTCAATCGTGTACGTGTCCGGGTTGTATAGGTCTATTACCCCAACCAACGTGTCCTCACCAACCACTCGCTCGATTTTGCGTTCAGCAAACCCCTCGCTCGTGTGCTCCTCCAATACCTTATGCACCGCCGTCCCAAGTATCATTAGCACTTGATCGCTCACATCACCATCCAATAACCGTGGGTTAGCACGCATTAAATTAACCATCCACCTCGGCTTTAATAACTCCGTTACGCTATACCTGTGTGGCATTGGTGTGCGTGGTGCGTTGCATAAATTAACAAACCCACTTGGTAAATTATAACGATTTGTCATTTACCATCGCCCGTAATGTTGCAGTATCGGTTTTTAAATATTTTGCCAATAACCGCAACACTTTTGCTCCTGGCATCGCTCCATTCTCAATTTGCGATAAGCGTACCGGTGTTATTTTTACCTTGCTCGCAAATTCTACCTGCGTCAATGCCAAATCCTTTCTCGTATTTCGTACATATTCGCCTAATGTCATTATGTACCACCTCCTTACACCTCAGTATTATACCATATAGTTATATAATTGTAAACATATATTTTATATAATTTATTTAACTCTTATTTAAAAGTTAAGCAAACATTTATATCTAGTTTATATATAGTTTAAAAAATACAGGGTTTGCAGGGTTTTATTGTTTTTTCTACCTTTTACGCGTGAGAAAAATATATATAAAAAAAGATATGAAAAACGCCCAAAACCCTGCAAACCCTGCAAGTTGTAGTTTTTCACGTATAATCGTTTTTATTCGAGGGTCGCAATATTTACTCGAGCAAATGGTGAAAATCGATTGTAGCGCAAAATACGGGCGTTTTTAGGCGTTTATTTTTTGTGTTTGCATTTGTATTATTTGTGTGGTATAATGTAGTAAATCGTAGACATATAAAAGTACGGGAGGTTTTTATGCGTGATATTGGCAAGCATCCAGGTGGGCGACCTTTTACACCAATCGATAAAGAGCAGTTTGAGAAATTGTGTGCTTTACAATGTACCGCTGTAGAAATAGCCAATTTCTTCCACTGCTCACATGACACCATAACTAATTTTTGCAAGGAACAATATGGTGGAAAAACATTTGCCGAGGCGTTTGCTGAATTGCGTTCGCCCGGTTTAACCTCATTACGCCGTAACCAATTTGCCATGGCTGAGAAAAATGTTGCTATGGCAATTTGGCTTGGTAAACAATATCTAGGGCAAAAGGATAATATCGGTGTATCGGGCAATTTAACAGTTGAGGATGATCCATTAACCAAGGCGATTAAAGATGGCATTTAGCGATAAGCAAAAACAAATATTCAAGTTTGGGTTTACCAAATATGATGCCATTATAGCCGATGGTGCGATACGTTCGGGTAAAACATCCGCCATGATGATAGCGTTTGTTTTATGGGCGATGGACAAGTTTAATGGCATGAATTTCGGTATATGCTCAAAAACCGTTCATTCTTGCGAGCGTAATATCATAAAGGTATTATTAGGAGTTGTGTATTTACAGACGCATTTCACGTTGCATTATACGAGCACTGAAGGATTATTAACCATATCTCGTGGCAATAAAATAAATTATTTTTACGTGTTCGGTGGTAAGGACGAGGCGTCGTATATGATGATCCAAGGCATTACGCTCGCTGGCATATTGCTAGATGAGGTCGTGCTTATGCCCAAATCGTTCGTCGATATGGCACTCGGGCGTTGCTCAGTAACCGGTAGCAAGTTTTGGTTTAGTTGCAATCCTGCATCACCTAACCACTGGTTTTATAACGAGTGGATCAAGCAAGCACAAAGCAAAAATGCGTTATATTTGCATTTTACAATGGACGATAACCCGTCACTTGCACCTGTTATTAAGCAACGATATGAGATGATGTATGAGGGCGTTTTTTATGAGCGATATATACGTGGGCTATGGGTTAAGGCGGAGGGTGTTATTTATCGTAAATTTGCCGATAAACCCGAATTATTTACCCTTGACACCATACCAAATGATATTGTACTCATATCGTGTGGTATTGATTTTGGGGGTAATAAATCGGCAACCACATTCGTGTGCGTTGGTATAACTACTCGTATGCGTAATGTCATTGTGCTTGAAGCCGAACGGCACGAGGAGGAGTTATCGCCAAATGAGTTGGATGACAAATTTGTTGCATTTGCCGAGATGGTTTATGTCAATTACGACCGTGCATTTAAGTGCCGTGCGGATAATGCCGAGCCGGTATTGATACGTGGGCTTAAAAATGCA